GGTTAATGGCACTACATATAAGGAAGTGAATCAGATCCTTGCTACAGCTATTGATGAAGGACTATCTATTGCCCAAACTCAGGGATTGATAAAAGACTATTTTAATAACAATAAAGAAATGAGATCCACAAGGATTGCCCGAACAGAAACTGTGAGATCAGGAAACTTTGGCCGGATGACTTCCATGAAGCAAATGAAAGTCAAATACAATCGATGGGTTACACAGGGAGATGATGCTGTGAGGGATTCCCATAGTGCTTCAGGTGGAGCAATCAGGAAAGTTGGGCAACCATTTCCTGTCGGTGCCGGATATTCCGGTGACCCAGCATTCCCATCAGATATCAATGAAAGGTGTTTCACCATTCCAACTAAGAAAAAAGGACTTTAACAAATGGAAAAATCTACAGGCATAGCAGTAGTTACAAAAATCAATGATAATGGATCAGTAAAGTTTAGATTGACAGAGAGAAAAGTTGACAGACATGGTGAAGTGGTAGAGTCTAGTGGAATGGGGCTTGATAATTTCAAGAAAAATCCTATTGTACTATTTGGGCACGGATATTCTCAACAGGGAATGATGCCCATAGGGAAGATTGATATTGAAACAATTGAGCAAACGGATAAGTATATTGATGCTGATGTTATCTTTGATGAGGATTCTGGTGATGCCTTTGCCATTATGGTTGCCGACAAAGTGCGTAATGGATTCCTGAATGCTGGCTCCATCGGATTCAGTGTTGTTGAAATATCCACTGATCCGGTACTGCCAAAACAAACAGGCCGTACTCATACTAAATCAGAACTTTTAGAATTTTCAATAGTACCTATCCCAGCATTAGCATCGGCAACAGCACGCAGAGAGTTTGATGAATTAATGCTTTGTGCTAAATCAGCCGGATATAATGTTGATGGATATGATGAAGTGTTTAAAGCTATCGAGCCGGATGCTGAAGACAGAGAACGATATATCAAGGCATTGGAAGACATAGAATCATTCCACGCAAAGGCTGGTGCTGTTTTGAGTAAAAAGAATAAAACAATCATCAAGAGTGCTATCCAAGGAATGAAATCAGGAATGGAAGCACTTGAAATTTTACTAGAAGCAAATGAGGATACAGAGCCAGTCAAAAGTATTGAAGTGGATATGGACATTCTCAATAAGATCTGTGATGATGTCACAAGTCTTAATAATTTAATAAATCCAGAAGCATAAAATGCTCATAATTAGAAACACAGAGGAAAACTGAAATGGAAAATGTAAAAGTTATTAATCCAAATTTACTGGATGAAAAACAGTTGCCAGCCATCCTTGCTCAAATCAGTGATGCCGTAACAGGTGTTGCTGAGTCTGTGTCAGAGCAAAAGGAAAAGCAAACAAAAGCAACAGAAGATCTTACTATGGCACTAACAGGCATGAAAACAGCTCAGGATCTGTTGACCGCTAAAGTTGAGAAACTTACAGAAGTTGAAGAGGAGAAACAGATGGAAGTCTGGGACTCTATTGGCGGTGTAGGTAAGGAAATTACTGAGAAGCAGGCAAGAGTGGCCAATGTCTGGGGATATGGCAACGGTGATCCTATAGGCAAGGCCATGTATCGCACAAACACTGAGTGGACACCTACTGGATACAAGTCTATGGGTGACGGCTACATGCTACCTTCTGATGTCATGAAAATGAATGACATGTTAATGATCTGGGGTGTTTATAATGCTACCAGAAAGCACGGATTTGATGAAGCGAAATTTGCCAATTCAATAGTCAATTCAGAGACTTACAAACTGATGGATTATGAATTGCGTCGATTGCCAGATCTGCGTAGTCATTTGAAAGCTATGGACACCACAGCGAATTCTAGCTGGGTAACAACTCAGATGTCCGGCCAGTTTATTGATCGTATCAATCTTGAATTGAAAGTTTCAGCATTGTTTCCTAGAGTAACTTTGCCTAACAGATCAGGCTCATTTGATATTCCATTACAATCTTCAGCGGTGCGTGCCTACTTGATGGGTGAGAACACTGATGATACAGGCACGAAAATTTCTACAAGGAATTTAACTTCAGCCAAGAAAACATTCACTGCTATCAAGCATGCTGTGAGAATGTTATTTTCTGACGAAATGGATGAAGATGGTATTGTTGCAATGATGCCTATTGTGCTGGATGAATTGGCTTATGCGATAGCATCGGCATCTGATGATTCTATTATCAATGGTGATGAGACAGCAACTCACTTTGATAGTGATGTGACTACTTCAAGTGATATTAATAGATCCTATGATGGATTGCGCTCAGAAGGTGGGACAGCCACAGGTGCCGCACCTACAGGATCTGGTGCCACAGACATCTCTACTTTGTCTGTAACCAAATTGCGTACCATGAGAAAAGGCATGGGCAAATATGGTGTTATGCCTAATGAACTTGCTTGGATTGCTGGGATCTCTGCATTTATTCAGATGCTGTCTTTGACTCAGGTTGAGACACTGGATAAATTCGGGCCAAATGCAACTGTCCTAAAAGGTGAATTGGCAAAGGTTGATGGTGCTCCAATTATCGTATCTGAATGGATGAAACAGGATCTGAATGCTACTGGATATCAGGATGGTGTCACTGAGACAAAATCTAATATCCTGCTAGTAAACAGGCGTGGATTCTGGGGTGCTGATAAAGGATCACCCATTGCGGAAAGTGACCGTGATATTGCTACACAGCAGACTCAAGTTGTTGTTTCCAGAAGAGTGGATTTCACATCACTATTCACAATGGCATCTGATGAAGCTGTGGCTGTAGTCGGATACAATTTGACAACATAATCTCCTCCTTGGTTATGTATGGCGTGCTAGGCAAGCACGATTCATCACGTGCTTGTCTAGTTTAATTTTTAAAAATAAAGAAAAGAGAGCATCATGGCAGATTTTGTCTTAAATGAAATGAACACAAAGGCTTTTAGATCAGCAACAGTTGCTGGGGCAGGAGCAGATACCAACATGGCTGTAACAGGCATATTGACCACTGATAAATTATGGTCAGTAATAGAAATTGCAACCACTACTGGAATTCCAACAGATAGGACATCAACAACATCTATTACTTCTGATGGTAATATTCAGTGTAGTGTTGCTACAACTGGTGATAAACTGATTGTCCTATGGATCAGAAAATTGGCTGAAGCATCATAAATAAATAACTAACTATTGACAGGGACTAGTGCTACAAAGTAATTCCCTGTCAATATTTTTTAATCTTAAAAGGATATTAAAATGAAATATATGCAATTTCTAGGGATTCCAAATCTTCAGAAAAATTACCAAAATGGTCAGATCACTTGTAATACAGATCATCCTGAGACTTGCTTTTTTGAAGCAGATGATGATGAAGCCAAACGATTAAACATCGATTTTCCAAAGGTATTCAAAATGTTGAAAAAAGGAGAGTATGAAACAAAGGTGGCCGGCATAGCAATAGAAAAACAACAGAGATCTCTAGCCACACCAGAGCCTGAGGTGGGAGATGCCACAGAATCAACAGATGAAGTGCCAGCCATAGAGAAAGACATTCCAGTACCAGATAACACCAATGAAGATGTATCTGATGGTGAACTCCCATCAATGGGATGGACAGTTGCTAGACTAAAAGATTATATGGACAAGAAAGATGTTCCATATGATAATAGTATGAATAAAGCTCAATTATTGAAGTGCATAGAAAATTTTTAAATAAGGATTAATTTCCATGGCATTACAAGCAAGCATACAAGAAATATTAAATGATGTACTGGTAAATAGCACCATCGGTGTATCAGTAGTTCCATCCAGTCAAGACATCTTGAATGCCATCTGGGAAAGCTCAAGCGATGCATTGAAAATAAACATAGTCGGTTCAGCTCAATTTGATGTCTGGGAGCCTGATAGTGGAACGGCTACAATTAAGCTGGGTGATAATGCTGGTGTTGAAAAATTAAGCATCACAGATTCTGATGATGCCGAAGTTGCTAGCATTAATAGTGATGGTGATCTTGCTATATCAGGATCATCTTCCATAGCTATAGACGAAGTAATTCAGGGCACATTATTGATTGATACTGATAATGCTGAAGCACTATTGATAAGAAAAGATGGTGATGCTGACGATGTATTTACTGTTGATACAATTAATAGTGTTATCTCTATTGGTGGTGATCTAAATATTGCCAACAAACTTACTCATGATGGTGATGCAGATACATACCTTCAATTTTCAGTAGACCAAGCGAAGATAATTGTTGGTGGTGCTACTGCATTCAATTATGATGAAGGAGCATTAAATACTCTTGCAATAGATCAGGAAGGCACAGCAGATATATCCTTTGGGGGTGGCAATGTTTTCTTTGGTGGAGCGGGTGGAAGTTCAGATGGTAATGTAGGCATTGGCAATTCGAGCCTTGAAGCGTGGCATACAGATTGGACAGCATTACAGATTGGTGGTAATGCCTCATTGGTTGCCCAAACTACTCAAGGGGCATCTAAGGCACTCATTTTATCACAGAATATGTATTTTGACGGTTTGTACAAATATATTTCAACGGATCAAGCGAGTAGATACCTACAAGTTAATGGAACTCATATATTTGATGTTATTACATCAGGTTCAGTAGATACAGACACGGCAGGTAATTTAACTACTGCCCTCACAATAGCGAATGATGCGAATGTAGGTATAGGCAATGCGAGCCTTGAAGTGTGGCAATCAGGATGGAGAGCCTTGCAGATTGGTGGAAATGCGGCACTCTTTGCTCATGCAACACCTGCGGC